CAACATGCCGGACCTTTGACGTGTTCGTGACATTCGTCGATCCGCCACCGTACCACCAGTAATACCTGTTCCCGCTTCCGGTTGTTCCGTTCCACTTGTATACAGCCCAGTCCGAGAAGTTCCACACTGCAATAAACGGAGCAAGCCCGGAGGCCAAGTATGCGTCCCCTGCTGCATTCCAGTGGCGGTATCCGCTACTGATTCCGTCTTGTCTTCCGAGTTCAGAATACGCAGTCGATGCTGCCAACTGATCGACTCGCTGAGTCTTGTACGGAATCGCTTCTTCAACAAAGAAGATCCCATCGTCGTAATCGTCCCAATCCGCGGCAGTCTCTGCGGTGTAGTTAAGGACTAGAGAAATGGAATCACCGACACTGAGATTCGACCAAAGCGTGTTGTAACCCGAGCCCACGAAGACGATCGCTAGGTTGTTCCCTTCACCGATAAACCTGACACTTGTTGCCGAGACAGCAGTTCCGTTCAGAGTCAGCGTTACGTTGCTCAATGCAAACGCAGCAAGAAACAACTTCGTATCGCTGTACGGGTTTCCTCCGGAACTGCCGTTCCTAAGAAGCGTGTACACGATTTCGCTGTCGCTGTTCTTCCTTACTTCTCCGTAACTGTACGGCCCCCACCAGTCTGCGTCAGAACCTCCATCAGTTCTACTTCCTATGTTGAACCGAGTCGAGTTGTAACTTGAAAGAGTTCCGCCGACCGTGTACCTGTCTCCAGAAGTCGAAGGTGGCGACCACACGAGGTCTGCCCCGGCGTACACCTTTTCTACATCGGTGCTGCCAACCTTGGCTGCGGAGATTGCGGATGATGCTGCTTTGAAATCTGCCATTAGACAATCACATAGAGGATCTTCGCGGTATTCGCATCGTGACTAATCGCATCGTACTGCGACTGACTGCACTTAATGACACCGGTGATCGAGGCAGCGGAAACGCCAGTCATTGCGGGGCTGGTGACAGGTGCAGTCAAGGAAGCCTGCGCACCAATGTCCGCAAGTACTTCCGCAGCACTGCGACCCACAACGGTGGTGCCACTGACCTTCAAGAAGTCGGTGTCCACAACGCCCGCACCAAACTTGGGCACGTTGTTGGTGCTGATGCCAGTGCTAAGAGTGACTACATCAGTGCTGAGTGAAGCGATTTGACCCGTCGCGGAGTTGTAGGTCAGACCTGTTCCGGTTGCAGACAACGCCGCTCTTGCTCTTGCTGCGGTGTGGTAGAGATTGGTGCTGCCTTCTGACAGATCATCCGTGTCAGGAGAACTGATGTCCCCCGCAGGCCCTTGAGGTCCCGTAGGTCCCTGGGGGCCCGTGGCACCAGTGGCACCCGTGGCACCAGTGGCACCATCAGCCCCGTCGTCCCCTGCAGGACCTTGGGCACCTGCCGCCCCCTGGGAACCGGCAGCACCCGCCGGACCTTGAGGTCCCGTAGCACCGTCATTACCAGCAGGTCCTGTTGGTCCGGTTTGGCCCGCAAGTCCAATAGGACCCTGTGACCCAGTGGGCCCTGTTAGTCCTTGGGGGCCTTGGGCACCTGTAGCTCCGGTCGGACCTGAAGGGCCCGTGGCTCCCGTAGGTCCTGCGGGACCTGTCGCACCCGTCGTTCCAGTAGCCCCTTCAGGGCCCTTATGACCTACCTCGACCTTGACCACCCTGGTGATCGGGTTGACCTTAATTATGTCTGCCATGTAGTGACCCCCTGCAGGATGGTGACTTCGCCCTGCAACAAGACGTACTTGTCATTCGCCGTTGTCTCCACAACCAAGTCGTAGTAACCGGACCCCGGTGCAGTAAGGCCAGCAGTCTGCTCATCTGTCAACTTAATAGCAAGCCGACCCTGATTCGCTGTAAGCGTGATGCCTGACGTTTCATTGACAACAAGCAAAGCAGCAGAAAACGCAGCCCCCTTTGTGGCTTTGATCTGAAGCTGTGCCTTGTTGATGTTGGTGATGGGATTGCCGTCACTATCCTCGTACACCACCGTCATCTCAAACGTATCGTTTTGATACAACGCGATGTCTTTGGTGGGTGGGCTTGTCATGAGAAAATCATTCCGTGGGCGGGATAGATCGCTTCAGGGTGAGACGGGCTCCGGTGTATCCAAGAGCTACTAATGCAGACTCAACCAGACCGACGATCTGAGCTGCAGTGCCTTCCAGCCCCAGGGCTCCGGAAGCCACAAACGCTCCCATAAGAACAGCCGCAAAGGACATCCAGAATTCAGTGGTCTTGTAGCCGGGCTTGGGGGGCATGTTGGTTTCCTACGAGAGGTTAGAGATGCTGAGCTTCTGCTCAACTTGGGCACGGAATGCGGGATCGTTGTGGTATCGCGGGTCCTTCATTGCCTGGGTCACTTGAGCCCATGACTGGTAAGCCCCACTCGCGTTGTCGGGTCCGACTTCTCCCTGGATAAGGGAAGGCTTTTGGTTGGCTTGCTGATAGCGAGCGTGGAACCCTTGGATCTGAAGACGAATGGCATCCGGGTCGCCTGACATCATGACGTTGTTGTACGCCTCAATGTCCTGATCTGGAAGGGAATCAGCAGCCCATTGAATCATGCTCTGATACTCGTCCGCCCCGCCGACCAAATTGAAGTACTCACCCCGCCGCTTCTCAACCAAAGCCTCTTGTCCTTGGACATAGTTGTCCATGAACTCACGACTCATGCCACGCGATTCGTACTCCTTGTACTGCTCATCGCTGAGGCTCCCGTTTTCTTGAATGGTCTGCAGAATGTTGCTTACATCCTCATCCCTCAACGCTCCAGGGGGCGGCGTCGTCTTAGTCGGCACCCGTTCAGAAGTCGTCCGCTGCTCCAACTCCACATAAGACTTCGCCATCTGATCGACGTTGATTGACCCATCAGAATTCCGGAACTTGTCGGGAACGTCTGGTTGGGATGGAGCAGTTTCAACCGGTGGTGGGGTCAGCTGCTCCATGGGAGTGGTAGCTGGATCGACCGGACCCGTTTCCGAGGCCGACACTTGAATTGATTCACTCATGGTTTACCCTTGTGGTGGCGGTGCCGCTTGGTTGCCCGGAACCATTCCCGGCCCCATAGCGGCCATCATTTGCATTGCCTGGGCTTGCTGCTGCTGTTCAGCAAGTTCTTCCTCAGACTTAATCAGGCTTTCGGTTTCAATACCCAACGCAGCTGCTCGCCGATTCATGTACTCACTGAAGTTGACGTACTGGCTCAGAATCTCAGGTCCGAGCAGCTGACCAATTCCAGCAAGGAATTCATCCATTTTGTTGAGATCGTTGCCGCGACCCAGGGCCTCAACTCCAGTGATGATCGTGGGACGGACCAGATCAGACGGGAGGGCTGGGAGACGCTTCTGACTCGACATCATGTCCATGACCCGGTGGATGAGTGGGAGCTGGAACTCTTGGCTCAGCACGCTGTACACCCCACCCAGCTGCCGTTCAATGCTTTGTGTGACCATACGCACCTCTGCGGCGGTCACTCGCTCCGCATTACGGATCGCGTTATCAGTCAGAAGAAAAGCGTAAGAAAGACGATCCTGTAGCGTCTGCACGACTTGGTAAGCGACACCGAGATCCGCGGCTTTATTAAGCTGCAGCACTGAAACGTCTGCCTGGGAACCTTCCACGATTCCGCCATTAGGAGCCTCCGCCAAGACGCGGGCACGGGTGGTGCCGTTAGGAGCGACCAAGAAAAGAACCTTGGCGGCCGCTGCGGAGGCTTCAACCAAAGACATCATCAGGCTTTCAAGCGACTTCAGGTCACCAAGATACTGTTCCACATAACCGCGGCCATAGTCTTCGCCGTCAATGCGGTTCATCCGCAAGACAATAAACGGCGACTCTTCCAGCTTCATTTCACCATCTGTACCGGGAATAGGCATCCCGGCAATTTCCTGGTGTACATGAACGCGGTCGGGGCCCAGCGATTTGACGCAGGTGTACAGGTCGATGCCCTTGCCGTCACTCGGTCCCGGCATACCTGAAGCCGCCACAACCGCCAACGCTTCTTCGGGCAACATGTCGGGCGTTACCGATTCCTTAATGACCAGATATCGCACTTTACCCAGGGGGCATCGCTTCACAACGAAACGGTCAAGCGGGACAACCCGCATATCCCCCTCGTCGGTGACATGAATTACGACATTGCCCGCCACAATCAGATGCTTCAGAGCTTCAAACACTCCGACGCGATAAGCCTTGGTTTCAATTTCTTGAGATACGGACCGCTCAATCTTGCCCAAAGCCTTCTCGAACTCGGTCCGAATCTCCCCTCCATTCGATTCGCCCTGAATCTCGTTCATGGCGGCTTGGTCAATAACCAACCGGAAGAACGGGCTATTGGGCGGCAGCAGGCTGAGAAGCAGGGCGGAGGCCATGTTGTTAACCCCACGGGCTCCCACAGATTGATAGGGGGTGGGTAACTCGCTGCTCGATGAGTGGCCTTCATCCACAACCAATGATGGAATTGTCAGGCGTGACGAATCCCTGGCCCGCTCAAGGAAGTGGTATCGAGGCCCCTCGCACTTGGAGTAAAGCTCTTCAGCGGCTGGGTAGTTCATGGTTTCCTCAATACGGGATACGCAAGCCGCTGCCAGTCTTTGGTACACGCAAAGCCTGCTTGCCTGTCTTGCGTCGGGCGGTCATGTCACGCAACGAGCCGCTCCGCTTTGCTGATCGCGGTGCGGCCTGGAATGCTGACTCGATATTCTTGGGTGGGGCAATCGGCTTGGACTTCTTAATCAGCTCGTCCATCTGCTTGCTTTCCTGAGCTTGCTGGGCCCGAATCTTGTCAGCCTGTCCGGCAGCCTGCTTCTTCTGCTGGTTAGCGTTGTAAGCACTCGTCCCCGCACT